GTGTGCTAATAAAAAGATTGATAGCACTAATATGATTGTAAACAATAGTACCAATATGAAGAAACCTGTAATTACAAGGTCTCATTTAGGTGCAGTATTAGGTGGTACTACTGGTGCAATGGCTTGCTTAGAAATGTTAGACGCAGGTCCTTATGTAGTTGCTAGTTGTACAATACTAGGATCCTTTGCAGGAAGTAATTTATTATATGATAGTGATTACGATTTACATAACGCAGTATTTGTTGACCATTTAAATAATGGTCCTGGTGTTGCGAGTTATACGAACTGGTATAACAATAAGACAGGTTCAAGTGGTACCGTGAAGATAAACAGAAGTTATGCTCAAGGTCCTTTGATATGTAAAGAGTATGAAAGTAATTTTAATATTAAGAACTCTTGGCCAGTTGTTGGTATTGGTAACCAAGATGTTGATACGAGATTTGGTATTGTTTGTCAAATGCCTGATGGTCGTTGGGTTGAGAAAGGAACAATGTACAAATGAAAAAATGGATATTAGACCACTTGCCTACAATATGGGTATGTGCCATATACGCTTTTGGTATGATTATGGTTATAGACCACGCTAGAGCAGACTGGATTATGAAGAAACCTATTACATACAAAGAAGAGAGTAAGGTTAATTCAGCACCTGTAAGCGATGTCTATATAAATGAGATATCAAAAAAAGTAGAAGACAAATTAAAACTAATTGAAGAGAACGAGAAAAAAGGTATTTTAAAATCAACAACACTAGACAGATTTGAACGAGACGGACAATGGTGTTTTATTAAAATAGTTATCAGACAAAAAGGTGATGATATTATCAAAGAAGAGATTATGGAATGTGCTGATACTGAACACGGTAGAACAGACAAGGAAAAGATTGCAGAATTGGAGAAACAAATTGAACTTGAAAAGGCAAAGAAACCTGGTTATTGGGAACTATTTGCCGCCTTTTATTATAAAGATTTGAACGCTCCAGAATATTGTAGGTTGTATTCTCAACCTTCACACGCTTACAAAGCCATCGGTACAGCGTGTTTAACAACTGATGGTAAATGGGAGAGAAGATAATGATGAAAAACATTATAATTATCGGTCTCCTAGTTATTATTATGACAGGTGCTACAGCTTCCGATGTAGTTGCTTATATTGAAAATAATCAGCTTATTGACAAGTTTAGTGAAATGTTGTATAGTATAGTTAGGAGTGTAAAAGAAAATGTATAAAAACATAATCAAAATAGGTGTGATTGCTGTATTGGCTATAACACTTAACGCTTGTTCATCTAAAACATACAAGATAAAACAAGAGAGTGATAAGATAGTAAACGAAGTGCCGAAGTGGTATATGGCAGACTTTGATGTTAAGAAACATTGTGATATATCAATGTGGGCGAACAATAAAATCATTAAGAATAAAGATGATGACAAAGCCTGTATCTTTGGTGTAGGTACTAGTGTATCACCATCACTTGAACTTGCAATTGAGAAAGCAAAACTTATTGCAAAAGCAGAAATGGCTGATATTGTTGCAGGTGAAATGAATAAAAAGGCGAAGATTTTTGTTACCGAGATAGGTAAGACAAATGTTAAGACCGTGGTGACAGAAGTTGAAACAGCGATGGTAAACATTATCGCAAATACGCCAGTTAGAGGATATGAAATCTTTGCTCAGGAAGTAACCAGAACGAAGAACGGTTATTATAGAGCGTGGATTGGTTTAAGATTGCCTCTAGGTGAGTTTAACAAGATGTATGATTACACAATACAAGAAGTTGTTGATAGTCATAAGATTAAACTCAAAGCTGCTGAAGCCTTCAAGTCAGTTGAAGACACAGCAAAAAAGAAAAAAGAAGGAAACAATGAGTAATATAATTGTATATTCAAAAAACAATTGTGTTTATTGTGATAAAGCAAAGGCCTTACTTAAAGGCCTTGGCTTGAAATTTGAAGAAAAGAAAATGGAATCTTTTGATAGCGTAGACGATATGATAAAAGATATAGGTAAACGAGTTAGAAGTATGCCACAAATAAAGATTGACGGCGAATTAGTTGGTGGTTATAATCAGTTAATAGAACACTATAACAAAGAAGGTAAAGTTGACTTCAAAGGTTCAATCATACACAATGGATAAAGATAAAGATAAGTTTGAAAATGTTATCTTGTTTCCAGAGAATAAGATAAAAAAGAAACCTACGCCTGTTGACCCGAAGGCTCAAAAGAAAATGAGAGACTATCAGACAGCGAAGTTTGTAGAAACTAGTACTGATAAGTTGGGGTTAGACTTGATTAGAGAGTTTGTAGGTATGCAGTTAGACACGAAGCAAGATAACTTTACAAAAGATTTAGCGTTAGTTATGGACGCAATTAGAGGATTATTATATAGGCAGTTTGGTGTTGCACACCCTATACATAAAGTTATAGACCAATCTGTTAAACTAAAGATGAATAAAGCAGGTGTTGTAACCGCTCGTATTGAATATGGTAATATGTCAGATGATAGTACAGCGACTACAAAACCTATTAATAAAAATGTAAGTGATGAACTAAACGATAGAAACAATGGTATGTTTGTCTTTACAGAAGACTTTGAATTTAATCCGTTTCCTGGCGAAGACCCAAATGACGATACACCGCCAAGTGATACGGACAAATAGAATTGACTATGTTAAACCATTATAATGCGATTTATCATAGCGATTGTCAGACAAGACATAAAAATCTAACAAATAGGAGGTTAAACACTTATGTTTAACATTTTAAATAATATCTTAAAAGGAGATAATGTTATGGGTAGAAAAACTCTATCAAAAACAGCAAAGGTTAGAAACCTGTTTGAAACAGGTGCTGATGTTTCTTGGAAAACTCTAAGGAATAAATTTGACCTTAAATCACCAGCTGCTATGGTTGGTAAATTGAGAAACGAAGGTTTAATGATTTATGAAAATAGGTCAAAAACTGGAGTATCTTATAGAGTTGGTACACCAAGCAAAGCGATTATCGCTGCTGGTATCAACAAAGTGTTCGGTAAGCAAGTTGCTTACTCAGCATAATTACAAAATTGTTCATCTACCTTAATATAAAGGCTTGAACAAATAGAGGAGGCGGCTAAGCGAGAGTGGACCCGCCTCCTTTATAACAACAAACACAAAAGAAAGATATGATAACAAAGATAGGAGAATATATGATAGGTGAAGGAAGCGCCAGATTGTATACGACTTCACCTTTCATATTAATTACATTATGAGCATAGACGATAAAGATATAGAACAAGGTATGGATCACGGTAGAGATACACACGACCACGACTTAACATATGAGAACGAACAATCAACGGTTACTATACCTTTGAAAGAATACGATAGTTTAAAAGACCAAAGCAAATATATTACAGACCCTACTTTAATTGCAACAATAGATAAGATAGAGTTTTTTGTAAAAGAATTAAGAAAACACATAGTAAGAAAATTATAATGGAACAACCACAATTATTTGAAACAGAAGACCAGTATGGTAATGATATAATACAAGGACCTAAACTTGTTAAAAAGAAACTAACAACAAAAGAACAACTGATAGACCCAAAGAATCCACATACGGTAGGTACAAGTGCTTGGAATTTAGGCAATCACACACTTGCAATCTGCTTTATAATGTGTTTAGTCTTTGTGGTATATGCAAGTTATCAATAGGAGATATATGATTAAGTTATTACAAAAACTTTTAGGTATTGAAAACTTTGAATATAGATTAAGAAGATTAGAAAGAGCTCAATACTGGAGAGAAAAATATAGGCATTAATATGACAGGAATTGCAACATTTGGAAATCTATTTGATACGAAAAGAACTAGTAAAAGAAAACTAACAATAAAGATATCAGATGGTAAAGAGTTTAACGAAGAGAAAGAAGGTCTTTCGTTTAAAAAGATATTCAAGTCTATACAAAATTCAGCACCGAAAGGTACGAAAGAGTTAAGAGTTGAATATACGAACCGAAAAGGTACAGCAATTGACCGTTGGGTCAAGGTACCTATGGGTCGTAGTAAGAAGATAGGTAGATAACCTGTATAAATAGTATTAATAAAATGAATAAATTAAGGAGAAACTGAAATGGCTGAAGTAAAACCAAATCCTGCACTACAAAACAATGCTCTTAAAATGGCAAATCAAAGTAGTGGTAGAGTGGCTTTAACATTCCACGAAATTCTTACCAAAGTTAATAACGCAAAAGACAAGGCTAAGAAACTAGAAATCCTAAGACAATACGATAGTCCATCATTGAGACAAATTCTCAAAGGTGCTTTTGACCCAAAGATTGATTGGGATTTACCTAAAGGTGCACCACCATTTATTGCAAATGAAGCACCAGTTGGTACCGAGCATACTTACCTTGACCAAGAAGCAAAAAGACTATGGCACTTTGTAAAAGGTGCTGACGCTAATCTTAATAAGATGAGAAAAGAGACTTTGTTTATTCAGATACTTGAAGGTTTACATAAATCAGAAGCAGACTTATTGATTAATGTAAAAGAAAAGAAACTGAATAACACATATAAAGGTCTTACAGCAAATCTAGTAAAAGAGGCGTTTGGTTGGAATGATGATTTTGTCAAAATTTAGACAACTAAAAGTTGCAAAAATACTAGTGAAATAAGGGTATTTTTCGCTTGACATATATCCTAAAACCTGATAGAATAAATACATAATGAAAGCGAGGACTATTATATTATGATAAGAGTATTGAAAACCTTTGTTTACATATGTTTTTTTATATGGTTAATGGGTGTAGGTCTACACTTGACTATGCAGAAAGCGAAAGCAAGTGAATACGCTACAGCGACTAGCGCTCATATAATTAAAGAGACAATATCAGGTAATATAGACCATAACAAAGTTATGTCTGCCGAACTTGAAAGGTTAATCCACAAGTTTGCGATAGAAATGACTTTTACTATTGAGAAACATTTGCCCGCTATATTAGAAGGCATTGCTACTGATATAAGACTTAATGCAGACAAGAGATATAAGAAATCATTAGAAAACAACTAGGGAGGAACCGTGGAACGATTTTTTGAAGTCGGGTACGATTTTACACAAATTTTGTATTCAATCGCACCTAAAGAAATATGGATTATCGTGTTTGCTAGTATATTCATATTTCTATCTTTAGAATACCAAGAGTATAAAGATAAGAAAAACAAGAAATAGAGAGAGAACAATGCCATCTTTGAAACCTAAATCAGTTAGGTATGCAACTTTAAAGAAGAGAGTAAAGGCCGAGTGTGAGCATACTACAAAATACTATACTACCTACAAAGATATAAAGAAGTGGTTTAAGTATATTAATGATACGGTGTTTGACGGAATATTAGCACCTTTCAATGATGTTGTTATAAAAGATTTGAGAAGACAAAAATGTTTTGGTCAGGTAACTCAATGGGAGTGGGAAAGAAAAGGCACTTCCGTGTTTCATTTAGAAATGAACACAACCTATGCCAACAAAAGACAATTCATTGATACACTTGCACACGAAATTGTCCATTTGTATCAGATGAGAAATGTAGGAGATAGTGGCAATCATAATAAGCTGTTCTATTCATTTAAACCTAAAATGAAAAGAGCAGGTATTAATATGATTTAAAACTAATATTATATTATGGTGAGAAAACAATTGAAACAAACGACAGACTAT